TTTCATTTCTTTTTGTTGTAATGTCTTTGCAACTGATATAATAACGTGACCCACTTGAGCCTTTTTAATTGATCCACCCATTTGATCTGTCGTAACAACTTCTGAAGATATTGAAGATCTGTTACCTTGAGTTGCAGTCCAGCCCACAATATTCATTTCGTGACACATTGCTTCAAATGCTCTCATTACTGACCCTTCACTCTTCCATTCATCACCTAAATTTTTGTCAGGAACAATACAATCGATATAATCTAAAACAATCATATCTACTTTAATACCATCAGATACCATTTTTCTAATTTGATTTTTGATTTGTAACATCGTCATAGTATCAGATGGTAACTTTTTCATTATCAATTTATTTGGCATTGATTCCTCAATTTCCCTAACTCTCTTCATAACCTCATCTTTTTTCTCTGACAAATCGTCAGGATGAACTTTCGTCCATAATGTAAAGTGTTTTCTTTGGATAACCTTTGGGTTGTCCTCAAAAAAGATCTGAAGTACGTTAAATCCAAGATTAAAAGCGTGATTTGCCATCTTGGTTAATATAGTTGACTTACCGACACCTGTAGGTGCTAATATAACACCAATTTCCCCTTTTGCCAAACCTCCTTTTAGTAATCTATCGATGCCAGGTATTCCCATTGGGATTGGGTGTCTGTAGTCATCTTCAAGAACTTGGTCAAGATTAGAGAACACATCTAACATAGTAGTGTCTTTTGCTCCAACCTGAAGTGCATTTTTAACCAATTCTTCAAGTGTGTCATAACTCTCAAACTCACCTCCATCGATGATCTTTTGAGCCTTACCCATTACCTTTTGTAGTTCTTGTTGTTTACAGAACTTTAAAGCCTTTTCTTGCACAAAAGCTACACCATCGATAGGTGCATCCTTAATTTTCTTGATTGTATCCATAACAATCTTAGATGCAATTTCTTGTTGTAATTCTGATTTTGTGATTTGTTCTAACGTATCAAACGAAGGTGTGTGATCGTATTTTGTATAATACTCTCTAATCATTTGAATGATGATTTTGAAATATTTGTTTTCAAAATAATTATTCTCAATCACATCAATAATTGAATGTGAAAAGTCTTTATCTACAATGATTTGATTTAGTAATTGTAACTGAAACGTATTACCTAAATACTCAAAATTTTTACCTGTCGCCATATAGTTTTCTCTCCTTTAGTAAAAATAAATAGTATTAGTTTTTGATAAATTCAGGATAAAAATAATTAAAATTTTTACCTGAAAAAATGTCAGTAAGTGAGGAAAGGATGCTTTTTAACTTTGGGCGTAGGTCTACGGTATATCTTACCTTCGGTGGGTATACTTTAGCGTCGAACTCACGCTGACAAATTGTCATATCTCCGAGCTTAATAATCAAATTAAAATTTTCCGGACCTTCCGTGATTGATGTATTTAATACATCTGGGTTTTCTGAAATTTCATATTGGTTGTCCAACATGTAAGTTACCGATCTCATTTTAAGATCGTATTTTAACTCGTTGCAAATACTTTCAATGTGATAATAAAAATCCTCAGACTTATGAGCGTTTTTATTAAAATTCCTAACATTAAAGAATCTCTGAACCACAATGTTATCGTTACACATTAACAAAAATTCAACTTTGGTAATATCCTGTTCTTTCATTTGTTTTTTTTAGTTTTGTTTGTTTCTAAATTTTGTTTTTTCTTTTCTTGTTAACTTTAAAAATGGTTTCAAAAAACTTACCCAAGCGTCGTCACCCTTTGGTAGGTATTTGAAGAATCCATCTTCCATCATCATTCTAATTAGATTTCTATGTCCTCTTCCGTCGGGATCCATCGACTCCGTGTAATATAATCTAACTAATTCTTTGTCCTCTTCACTTAAGAGTGGTTCATCTAAATCGACAAGTTTTTGATTGATTACAAAAAATTCATCACCAAAAATACCTTCTTTAGTTTTACCACTTAATAGATTCTGAAGGGCAACGTTTCCCTTTTCCTCCTTAAGTAAATTAGTACTTGTACTCAAAATATAGGGTAATTGTACTAATTCTTCAAGTAGCTCAGGAAATAATTTAACCAAAGTCTTCTCACCAAGATAAAAGATTCCGTCAATATTATCGGAACTATCACCAGTGAGTATCTTTACGGTTTTTACATTAAAGTGTGGGACTTCAATATCGTGTAATTTAATCTTGTCCCCCAACTTATAATATTGTTTTGTGGATGGTGAGTAAATTGAAACTTTTTCAGAAATTAATTGAGTTAAATCTCTGTCACTTGAGAATATAGTTTTAGTTTCATCTAAGGACACTTGGCAGTAATATGCTATTAAGTCATCAGCTTCTGCGTGTTCTGTCTCCAGTTGTCTTACAAACATCTCCTCGAGGTATTGTCTAACCCTTTGTTTTTGTTCTAAAAAAGATTCTTCTTTTTGTTCTGATTCGGAAGGTCTCCGATTCAATTTGTACTTTGGGTAAATCAATCTTCTTTGTGAAGATGAGGTTTTAGAATCCCAAAATACAACAACTTTACTATAGTTGTGTTCTTCCAAGAATTTACGAAGAGTATTTAGAAAGTGCCAAACACCACCAACGTGTTTTCCATTGTGATAGAATTCTCTAACACCGTGAAATCCAATTTTTAATAAATTATTTCCGTCTACTAATAATGTTTTAGACACTTTCTCAAATCTTAAATGATTTCTACTCAACCTCTTCTTTTTCTGTTTTCAAATCGAAGTCACCATCAACTCCAATTATATCTTTCCAATAGTCAGCATATTCTTTTTTATACTTTTCTATTGATGCCTTTTCTTCTGTTGTATCTTTACCTGGCAAGAATCCGTGTGGTGTTACAATGATTCGACCGTCTTCAAAACCAAGACCATTGATGTGGTTTTTCATAACCGACACTTTTGTTCTTGAAGCGAACTTCACAGTTCTTTTATCTTTTGTCGCAGTGATCTTTGTTGTACCCGCACCTTTTTGATTACCAAATAAGAACACCAAAGAAGAGTTTAACCAAATTGCTTCACCACCTTTTGCCTTGATCTTAGGTTGACCAAATGGATTGTCAGGTAATTCTACCCAAGGTTGGTTAACAATGATTAAGGTATTTTCGTATTTAGAATCTGCCTTACGAGATCCTGAAATACGTTGGTTTATACCCATACCAATTTTGTCGGCTAAAACACTTGCATTGTGTTGTTTACCTCCTTTACCCTCGTAAGTCATTTTACAAGGAACTGATCCAACTGAATCCCACATAATACAAAGTGAATAGTCTAATTCACCTTTTTCTTGTGCGTCCAATAGATCGTTAATATAATCAGTAATTTGTTCAATATAACTGAAGTTATTATTAAACAAGAAGAATCCGTCCCAAGTTAATTCACCTGTTTCTTCATCAACCACTTCATCACATTCAAACCCCATTATTTTTGAGTGATCAAAAGACCACTTTTGTTCTGTAATAATGAATACAGGAAGAATACCTTTCTTTTGAGCATCAACAGCGGTTTTAATAAGTGCTGTTGTTTTACCTGTATCGGAGTGACCCAATAACATATTAAGATGGCCGATAGCAGGGCCAGGTAATCCTACCGCATCCAAAAATTCAGGACCAAGATCAAAAAATCTTTGCGGTTTATATTTTGCGTCCGAAGAGAACTTTTTCTTCAACGAACTAAAGTCGTTTTTTTTAAGTGCCATAATTTTTGTGTTACTATATAAAATATAGACAAAAAAACGGGAACAATAAACTGCTCCCGTTACATTTTTAATAATTAAAATTAGAATGGTAATTCTTCATCAACCTCGTCGTTTGCTTGAGGATCAGAAACTTCATTGATTGATTTTGGTGCTGATTTTCCTCCCATAGAAACTTCTGAAGTTTCATCATTAGAATAAACATATCCACCTTTTTCAGAGTCCCAACGTGGTGTTTCTCCTCTTGAAATTGCCTCAAGGTATTCAACAGGTTTTTTAGAATATACATCTTCCCAAGTCAATTCATCACTAACCCACTCTGACATTTGAGTTTCATCTTCTGAAATTGCAGATGGGTCATCATACATAACTGTTTGGATTACCGTATAGAAAGCACCTTTAGGAGTTTTTGCCTTTGTTAATTCAAGGATTAAGTCACGTCCTTTATCAGGCTCTGTGATATCACCTTTTGCTTTCCAAATTGGAATAATTTTATCAAGAATTCCTTCTTGTTTGTAGTTGTGTTTAAATCTCCAAAATTTAACTCCGTCTTGTTCGTTATCACGATCAATAACTTTTACGATATAAAACTTACGAGCTTTGTATTGTGTTGCCAATTGTTTGTCGGCTTCCTTACCTGTTGACATAAGTTCTTCGTAAACTTCATTCAAAGGTGAACGTTCGTTGTCATTTTTTCCTGGATCGTAAAATTTTTGATATTTACCGTCCACAAGGATTTCGTGGAACCATACTTCTTTAAACGGTGAAGAACCGTCTGTTGTAGGAAGAATACGTACTCGTCTCTGTCCTTGTTTTTCATTATCTTTCAAAAGAGCCGCGAAATATTTCTTCATTCGGTCTTCTGAAGACATTTTAGAACCATTCGATGATGTGTTCTGTGTTGATTTTTCGTACTGTGCAAGTACTGCGTCTAATGAATTTGTCGCCATGTGTAAATAAAAATTAAAGGTTTATGTTAAAATTATAAGTGTATAAAAAGTTATAGTCAAATTGTGTCGCCAAAAAAAAAGTTTAAGGTCGAATTTATCGACCTTAAAACTTATGAATTAAATTTGTTTAATAAAATATCATCTTCATCCTCCATTGGTTCGTTGAAAGATTTTTCTATGTCAGATGGGCTATAACTTTCAACCTCATCTTGGGTTAGAACATATTCATTTTTACCTGTTTGTTCCATCTCATCTTTTTTCTCATCAAAGAAATCCGCCAAGTTTTGTTTAAATGGTCCTGAATCTAATGATCTAAGTTGCAATTTTTCTTGTGCCGTTTTTGGTCTGTATTTTTCAACTTTAGCCTCTAAAGAATCTAACTTAGACACAATAGTATCCATCTCTGCTAATTTTTCTTCCATAGTTTTGATTTGGTCAAAAAGATTTGTGAAATATTCTTCTTGTTTATCAGCGATTGTTTTTTGTGAATCAACAAGATCAGTGATGTCTAACTCTTCAGTTTCTCCTTCACCTTCTTCTCCTTCAGCAGGGACTTCTTCAACATCAGGATCCGCCGCAACATCAACAGGTGCCGCTTCTCCTTCAGCGCCAGGAGCCGCTGGAGGTGTTGGTGCCGCAGGATCTACACCTGCCGCCGCAGGATCTGCAGCAGGATCAACCGGTGCTGCAGCGTCTGCCGGAGGTGGAGGTATTGCTCCCGCATCTGCAGGTGGTGCCGGAATATCTTGTTCCATGATATATTTGTTGATCGAATTGTATCTTGCGATCTCTTTTAAAATTTTATCGTCTATATTCATCTTAACCGTTTAATAATGTTTTATAACCTTGATTAGTTTCTACTTGAATTTTTTTAAATGTTCTCATAGTGTTGTCGACTCTTTCGATAAGTCCGTCTTTGATTCTGACAGTATAACAATCTCCTGTGTCTAAGTCACAAACTTGTTTTGTTCCGTCACCCATATCTTTTTCGGATACCCTTGTATTTTTTCCCAAGTAATTATCCAATAACATTTTAGTACTCATAAGTATTTTTATTTATAAATATCAGCTTATTGTGAAAGTTTGTACTGTCTTGTAAACATTATACGCCGCATTAAATTCTTGTTGTAGTGTCAATTTCTCTTGTTCAGTCAAACTACTATATACGTTTGCAGGTTGCTCAACAGGATAACTCAAAACATATTGTTTTGCTGTTGCCGCTGACAATCCCTCTTGTGTATTAAAATCAAAATTATTTTGATCTTGTCTTATTAGTGTTAATAAAGTTGATGTTTTATCAACAACAAATTTTATAAAGTCTTTAAATGTGTTGAATGATGCGACAGGTAAGTTACTGTTAGTTCCTCTTGTAATACAATAATAATTTTTCTTAATGTAGTTTACAAAGTTAGGTCCATAAACTTCGGTCAGATTTATAGTACTGTAGTTGTTCTCGTATGCATTTATTCCCGATCCTCTACCTGAATCAACATATACCATTGTAAATGCTAACCCTGCAACAAACGGTGTTGTATCTCCAGTCGCGGTATAACCTCTACTTAATAATTCATCTCTTATCGCATTAAACAATTCTTTTGTAGTTTGAGATGTTTGTGTCGGTGTATCAAGTCCTGTATAGTTTAGATATCTTGGGTTGATATTAGCAACACAATCTTGATTTTTAGTTAGTTGTTCTTCCGCTTTGATATTAGATAAAACATTTTCTTTTTGGGCTAATACATTTGCCGAACTTTCTCTTTCTTTCTTTTCATTCTGTTGGATTCTAGATTGTATTGTATTCAAAATTTTAATGTTCAATGTTTGAATAAAATTATCAATCTTAGGTAGTGCATAAAATGGTTGTCTTGTTCCTGTAAATGAAGTACTGAAATTATCTTCAGTGATGTCATGAGTCACTTTTGTAATCATATATGGTCCCGAGAACATAGGGACGTTTCTAATATTAAAGTACATCAATGGTTGGATTAATGCGCATCCCATCATTTCAACACTACATTCATAGCTTCTATTCTTATAAAGATTATATAAAGAAACGGATTGAGTTGTTGATCTTCTGTTTCCACCCAAGTTAGCCATTTGATTTAACATTTCTAAAGATTCAGATGTTGGTTTTCCAGGATTTTGGTTAACACTGAAACTTTTAAAGATTTGTTGGTTTGGTTTTGTTACATCCACGTTAAACCCAACCACTTTGTTTGATTTATCCCAATCTAACTTGTATGCTTGATTTTCTTGAAGTGGGTTATCACTAGCACGTCTAAGATCAAAGGCATCATCTCGGTATCTGTAATCAATATTATCGTTCATATCCAAGTGTTCACTTGGTTTGTTAACGTAATAACATAAGAATTTTGGTGAACTATTTCTGTAATCAACATTTAAGAATGTTCCAAATAAAGAATTACCAAATTCTAAAGTTCCGTCAGGTCTAGGTGTTGGGTTTTTTTCAACGTCTTGTATATTATAAAAATTAACAAATGCAGGTAACATAAAATATTGGAAGTTATTTTGAACCAATATTGTTGTAACCATGTCTAACAATGTATTTTTATAACTTCCGTCTTTGATTAATTCTTGAATTTCAAAAATATCTACGATAATCTTGTCACCTACATTTCTACTTGCCCTATCAACCAAAAGAACATCTTCAAATAATGTTTTGTTTTGAAAATCAAATCCTGCAATCCAACTATCATTTAATGCTTTGAATGTTTCCCATAATTCAGTTCTTGTTTGTTCAGTAAAACCTGCTTCCAAATTAGCCCTATTTTCAGTCAACTCTTGATTAATTAAGACTGTTGGTAATTCTTTTCTTACTTGAGGTAACATTACATTAATAACATTACCTATGTAATTATCAGATGCAATTATGTAGTTATCCATCAAAGAATAAAATGACGCTAAATTCAAATTATTCTTTTTTAATTTTTCACTAGCATAAACTTTAATAAGGGGTGCAAAGTCTTCAACATTTTTTTCATTAAATTGTACATTTAAATCAATAAAGAAGTCAGTTATATATGATCCGTTATTTTTATATTGTAATTTAGGTATTGATGATTCACCAACATAGTATAATAACTTTTTCCAAGTTTCAGGACTCTGTTGTTGTGATTGAGCAACAGTAACTTGTGGTGGTAGTGTTCCTTGTTCATATGGCCCATAAATAATTGGGTTTTCTAAGAACCTTGTTGAGAAAGTTAAATACAATCTTCTATCAAACTGAGTCGGGTTTCCAAACTTAAACGCTACATCATAGTTCACAAAAGATGATAAAACTTGTTGGAACTGAGTGTTTTGACTTGTGATTATTTCACTAAGTTTTGTTTCAGGTGAAGTTCCTGTTGGTGTCTGTATTTTCATTAGTTCTCTCATCAAGAAATGAAAATTCTTAAATGTTTTTTGGGATAGTGAACCAACACTTCCATCAGGGTTTTGGACTTGAACCACACTTCCATCAGGATTTTTAACTTGATTACTTGTACCAACGGAAACCTCAGCTTTTGTAGTCTCAGGTAATGTGTCGACATAATCATATAATGATCTACTAAAATTTAAAAACTCAGATTCAAATAGATCCAAAGTTTGAGTATTAAACGTAGTAAATAATTCTTCAAAACTTGTATAATCATTTATTTCTCCTGAAATCAAGAAGTTTTGTTGTTCTTTTTGTTCATTTAAAATTTCTTTTAAATAAGTTAAAGGATTGTTCTTTTTAACTTGATCATTGTTAAACCAACCGTATTGTGGTGCGTTCCAAAATAACCTTACACTTCCATTAAACATAGCAGGATTGTTATACAATTCTGTTTTCATACTACCATTTTTGAAAGTTTCTTCTTTAGCCTGATTAACATTTGATCCAAAAGATGGTAGGATATAGTACCCCGTTTCGTCAGTTGATCTAACAATTACAGAATAAGGAGTTATTCTCATAGTTCTAAGTGCACTATTTGGATCGAACCCTGGTGCCCCATATATTGTGGAATTTGTAGTATTGAACATTATTAGTTTTTTGTTGTCTAATAATGGTTGTATTGCTGAGGAACTTATACCTTGTATATATTGGTTTTGTACAACAAATGGTGATGATGTTGGTTCTGTTTGTCCTGAAGACACTATGTATATACCGTTACCACCTGTTGTTCCTGAAATTTGGCTTATAATGGTAACGTTACCATTTAAGTTAGGTCCGTTTATTATTTGCCCCGCACTTAACACATTACTATCAATTTGATTTACCTGTAATGGTGGGTTAAGAACTCTGAAGTTTGAAGTTGTAGTGGCAGCGGACGATGTTAGTTTATAAACTCCATTTGAGTGTGTTGGTCCCGTAATTTGTTTTTGTATTGTCACTTGAGGACTTATTGAGGATCCTGTTAAAATACTACCGGTACCTAAAGAACTCAAAGTTAAACCGCTAACACTAATGTAACTACCTAAAACAAAATTAGTTGTTGTTGATGTAAAACTTGGGGTTACACTATATGTGCCTGTCCCACCTGATGTGTTTGGTCCAATACCAGTAACCACTAAATTAATATTTATATTACCAATTGGTATGGATATGGTATCATTTACTTGGATATAATTCTTAGTAATTGAGTTCACAGTTATTGCACTTCCAGCACAAGTACAGGTTCCTGTAACCGTAAATACATTAGAATTTCCTGAGATACTCTGAACCACCGCATTACCCGTCACTTGTGTTTTACCACTGAACAATTTTAACCCTTGTAAAAATACATTGAAGTCGTCAATTAATTGGGGATAGAAACCTGTTGTCATATCCGTAAATGGTGGTGTTCCTGAGTTATTTTGTAATACAAGATTTTTTTGGTCGCCATCAATCAACAATGAGTATGTCTTTGTTGATGAAGAAAAACCTGGATCCCAATTTTCTAAGTAGTTAAAGTTTTTCCATACGTCATCTAAAAAGTCTTTTCCTGTTTTGTCGTAGATTTTATATCTATGCCAAATTGACCCGTATTTTAAAATCCAAGCATATGGTAATTTATGAACCGCCCCAAATTTTTTCATTGTTGCTAAAATGTAGTTCAAATCAGTTGTGGCTTGACCATCAAAAGTTTTATATTTTTCTCTTAGTGTCCCTAATGGTAAACTATTCAAAAACAAATACGCAGCACTTTTGTATGGGTATGGATCGTTTTGTTTGTATCTAAAATTAAAAACCCCTTGTTGTATTGCGTTTATAAAGTAAGGTGTATTCAACATAGAGGTTGTTTGTTCGGAAAACACATTTCCTGAATAATTCGAGTATGATATATTACCTTCAGTGACTAGTTGGTCTTTGTATTCTCTGTCTTTATAAAAATTTTTAAGAATTAAAAGATTAGGGGTTACATTTAGGTCTACAAAATTGAAGTGTGTAAAAGGTCTCCTTTGATTTTCGTTTGTATTATCTAAGAAATTAGTTATTGTTAATTGTATAGGGTTGTAGTTTAAAACATCTTTTGTATCAAATGCTTCGTTTGCATTGTTTAATGATTTACCATCGGCCAAATTCTTTTTATCCCAATCTAAATCAGTGAGTGGGTATGTATCACCAAACTCAAACACATTAGAAACTGAAGTTCCTGCAAGGTATTTATTTAAATTTGTTAAATTTTTTGGGTTACTTAAAGAAACGTTAGGTTGAGATTTAGTAGAAACAATAATATCCTCATTATATAACACATTTGGGTTCCTTACATCATTTTTGATATAGTTAGTAACAAACTCACCTCTTATGTATGATTGCCAACTTTCACCTTGACCTTGATTTGATATATGTCTTAAGAATGGTAAATAATTATTACTATCTAAGAGATATTCTTTAATTGTTTTAGATAAGAATGGATTATCTTGACCAAGACTTTTTAATATGTTTACAGCTTCATCATCGGCTTCAGCTTCATAAATAGATAGATTATAACCTGATTGTCTGTTTAGTCTACTGTAATATGAATTCAAAAGAAGTCTTTCATATATCTCAAAGAAGTATTTAGACTCTTCTTTATTCTGAAATACTTCATTTGAAACAGGAAAATCAATTCCGTTCAAAGAGATTCGAGATGGTTGTAGATCTATTTCATTAAATTCGGCACCTCTTTTATCAGCGTCGTTTTGTCTTTGAGTGTACCCTTTTATAAATTGTTCAACAAATTCAACCTCAGGCCATATTTCAGGATCGTAAGCCCTATATGAGTTTGCAACATTTTGAGCACCAGGGTAAATTACTTGAAACTTTTCTTGATTGTCGTCCCCAACGGTTTCTTGGATTACTTGTGGCCAAGGATAAATTGGTTCGTTATTTTGTGTCGAGTCTTTAATATCAACACTTGGGGCTGTAGTTTGATTTCCAAAAATAGCAGCCCTTCTATATGGGTTTTCTCTTTGGTCCCAAGCTTTTTTATGAACCTCATCTAACAATCTTAAAAATGCCTCACCTTGACAATAGAAAATTGCCAATATATTCCTTACAGATGGAATAAACCCTAAACTGTTTTCACCTTGACTATTAAATTTAGAGGCTAAACTTTCCGTAATTTGTTGTTCAATTTGTGTTCTAAACTTTTGTGCTGATTTACCAGCAGTATCTGTAATACTCATGAAAGTATTTGGTCCATCAAACACAAAAAAACCACCATTTGTTTCTTTAAATTTAGTTTCTAAATTTGTTTTAAATGTTGCAAAAGCCAAATCTGTGGCGGTCAAACCTGTCTGTGGTGTATTTGATGGTGACAATGTTCCTTTAGGCGCATTTGGTGACGCTCTAAAAGTTTTTTCTAAATCAACATTTGATATAGATTCAAATTTTAAAAAAGTTGTTGTTTTTACAGGTATAGGTATTTTGGACTGGACTGTTTTGTTTCCAACCGTATATGAACCGTTTGTTCCAAAAATACTATTTTCATTTAGTTTAGCATTATTGTCTTTAACAATACCATCAAGTTCGGTTATAGCAGTTTCTCGTTTTTGAGTATCTAAATCA